TTCATCAAGAGCATAGCCTTTTGTAAAGGCACTTAATTTATGGAACAAGCGGTTCCAATTTCCTTCGTAGGGACTCATACCCACAGCAGAGGAGGAACACAAATAACTTGCATTCATCTTTTCATTCATATCTGCAAATAAACGATTTCCGCATATCGTAATATCTGTAGCCATCGCCATAAAAGTTCGAATCTTGTTCGCTTTTATTTTAACAGTAGGACGAATTTCTTCTTTCAAAGCACTCGTACTAGGACTTGTCCATAAAGGATCTGTCGCTAATCGCTCCCATTCATCATTTATCCAATCAACAAATGATGTGTCAGTTTCCAACAACTCTCGTTTAGTTGCATAAATCTGATTAAATGGTGCGCCTGAGCTAGTAGTTTTGTCAAGACTATCAATCACTTCTTCGGCACTCCTTACGCGACTATCGCACATGTAAGGACCAAAATGTCGTTCTGTCCATTCCCAAGCTTTATTCATGTCACTAACCATATCGGGCGACATATAAAGTAGGTCTTTCTCATACTTCGACAGTGATTTATAATCGGCAGTCGGATTTGGAATAGGTAATCCCCAATCCGGTGATTCCTCAATTTTATTTTCATCTAGAAAACACTTCATTTGAGGATCAATTGACCGTTTATTTTTATATCTTGGGTTACGTTTAATTGACATAACCAGTGGAAAGTATTCTTCTTTCAAATATTGTTCGTGTAATTCCGGTATGTACATATCTTCAGAAAACACTGGCCCCCCATCCTTCACTAAATATTGAGAAGGATACCGTTCGTAGAACGGCCGCTCAATAATCTCTATAGGAAGCGAGGGGAAGACAGAAAATCCAGACCAATATGATTAGGTCCTAAATTTCCTGTTTTCGCCATTTCAATGAATTCAGGTGTGACTTTTTCAAATTTACCAAAGTCAACTCCATTTCCATTAGTCCAAAAACCAACAATATTTCCGTCTTTATTCAAAACGGGTGAAGTACAATCTCCACAACGAGTTTGGGCATTACACCAACCTAAGGGACTCGCAAAACCAACAATAGAATCAGGCATGGTACTTCCTCCTGATCCGAAACCAAAAACAGTGACAATGTCAGCATCTTCTAACACTTTCAAATTTTTACATGTGAAAGGTGATTTGATACCATTAACATCAAAAGCCACAATCTCATCATTCATAACTCGCATTTTATCTGCTCTGAGTTCTAATGAATGAACATGGTTTCTAGCTGTATATCTTTTAGTAGTATCTTCTGACAAAACATGCATAACAACAAACATTTTGTTTCCCACTAAAGTGCCAGTGCATAAATAACGATTTTCATCATTAAAAATTTTAAACACACCTGCGGCAGCAGTATTTGCATTCCAGCTTTGCTTCTTACAACCAATAAGAGCTTTTTCAAACTTATTCCGTGCTTGCGACACAAAAGATAGCACATCTTTTGCATTCGCACGAACCACACGGTGTTTGGATCGATAAATTCTCCTCCGGATTTCAGTATCATCCTTCATAGAGGGGATTTCAACTCCTTGTTGATCCAAATCGCGTCGATCACGCATTTTATGACTAAATACATATTCATCAGTACTATTTTTATCCGAGTACTTAAATAAATCATGAGCATCTGAATTAAAATCAGGATCGTAATTATCTCTATTACGTTGATATGCTTTCTCTGCTTTAGTCATTGGAGCTTCCAAAACTCCATCAATACCAATTTCTTCATTTTCTTGGCCTCCAGATGCATGATGAGGTCTACGCACACGTCTATGTTGCATACCACCTCGTTTCTTACCACGATTAACACCTTGACTTTCAGCTTCTAAGTATTCTTCTTCATCATCATAATAGACTTTCTTCGCATGATAAGCAGCTGTTGCGGTAGCGATTGCTACTCCAATAACAGCTATTTTCTTTTTGTTTTCTGGTTTGTCTAACCAACGAGCACTTGCAAGCGCACAATCACCCAAATAGTCATAAAGGTTTTGAAACGTTAACCATTCAGCCCAACTTTCCAAAGTTAGATCTGGT